GTCTGGACGATCTCGGGCGGCGGCCTCATCGTCCTGTCGAACGTCTTCGTCTGGCCGTTCTACTGGCCGAAGAACAGCCCGCACTCTGCTCGGATGCAGGGCGCGCGCGTCGGCGTGATCGAGCCGTTGTTCAAGGACGGCTTCCGAATGATGAAGCGCGACGGCAATCCGATGCTGTCGTGGACCCCGCAGGCGGGCCTGCGGAGCGTGCTCGAATGAAATCCCATCTTTTGCAGCAACCCATGGACCATCAAGCGAAACGGTGCCACGCGCACAGCAGCCGCACCGGAGAGCCTTGCAAGAAGTGGGCAGTCACTGGCAAGAACGTCTGCCGATCTCACGGCGGCGCGCGTGGCGCAGGAGGTGCGGTCGCGGCCTTGAAGCACGGTCGCTACTCGAAGTCGCTGGGTAAGCTCGCGGCCGGCTACGAGTCCTCGCTCAACGACCGCAACCTCTTCGACCTGCGCGAACCGATCGCGGCGCTCGACGGCGTGACGAAGCGCCTGATGGCGATGGTCGACGAGCACGACTCGCCGGAGTGGCGGCGCGCCGTGCGCGCGAAGTACAAGGCCGTGCGCGAGGCGCTGGCCGCCGGCGACCCGAGCGTGGCCGCGATGCTCGAGGAGCTGGGCGAGTTGATCGACAGGGGCGCGGCCGAGGGCTCGAACTTGGAGAGCCTCGGATCGAACCTCGACAAGCTGGCGCGCCGAATCGAGGGCGCGTGGGGCATTCATCTCCAGAAGACGCAGGTGATGAACAAGGGCGAGCTGATCGGCTTGCTGGCGAAGTTCGTCACGGTGGTGCGCGACGAGGCCGGCTCGGCCATCGCGTCGCGCGTGCAGCAGCAGCTCTTCACCCTGCTGTCGGCGTCGGCTCCGGCGCAGATCGTCGAACACAGCAAGCCAGAAGACCCCGAGCGGCAGGAGTAGGCGATGCACATCTTCGACGAGTTGGCGGCGCGCGAGATCACGAGCGTGGACCTAGGCTTCGCCAGGTACTCGCTGCGGATCATGGAGACGCTGCACGTCGACGAGTGGGCGCACACCGACACGGACGCGCACGAGATCTGCCTGCGCTGCGACCTCGACGACGGTCCCGCGCGCGAGTTCCTGATGCACGAGCTGACGCACTGCGTGCTCGAGGTGGTCGGCTACACGGGACAGGACGAGAACAAGATCCACGGCGACACGAACGAGGACATGACCACGAAGCTCTCGCGCGGCTTCCTGCTGCTCGTGCGCCTGAACCCGGACTTGATGGCGGCGCTCTGCGAGTCCGATGCCTGAGCCGCTCGTGCACGACGAGGAGACCCGGCGTCTCCTGCTCGAGGCCTTGATGGAGGTGGGCAAGCTGCACAACCTCCGCGAAGGCGAGGCGATGTTCGAGGAGTTCCGCGGGCAGGAATCGAAGCTCTGCAAGAAGGTCTTCGGCGCGAGGCTCTGGGCGGCGCAGCGCGAGATCATGCAGCAGTTGTCGACTCGGCGGTTCGTGACCGTGCGCTCGGGGCGCAAGGCCGGCAAGACGGAGACCGGCGCGCTCGCGGTGCTGGCGTTCCTGTACACGTCCAAGTGCGTGGTCCTTACGACCGCGCCGACGGGCCGCCAGGTGCGCGACGTCCTGTGGCAGCGCATCGGCTCGATGTGGTCGAAGGCGAAGACCAAGTGGCCGGCGCTTCCGGGCGAGCTTGGCACGATTCGACTGACGGTCGCGCCCGAGCACTACGCCTTGGGCATCTCGACGAACTCGCCGGACAGGTTCCAAGGGTGGCACGCCGGCGTGCGGCTGCCCGACGAGATCGAGGGCGAAGAGCAGGACGCCGAGGGCGTGGACGTCGAGCGGCTCAAGCGCGAGGCAGAGATCGGCGACAAGCGGCTCGTGGTCATCATCGACGAGGCCGCCGGCGTGGACGACGCTGTGTACCGCGCGATCGAGGGCTCGCTATCGGGCCCGAACGTGCACGTCCTCTTAACCGCGAACCCGACGATCGACGCGGAGTCGGACCACTTCTTCGCGCGCAGTTTTCGGAACGCGGCGCGCTGGCATCGGATCAGGATCTCGGCGTGCGCGGACGACGTGCCCGACCCCGTGCCCTACGACTCGTTTCACGTCGCGCCGGACTGGCTGGCCGACAAGGAGTGGGTCGAGCAGATGCGCGCGGAGTGGGGTACGGACTCTCCGCTATGGTCGGCCTATGTGCTTGGCAAGTTCCCGGAGCAGAGCCTTGAGCGTCGGTTCGTCACCAAGGGCATGCTGATCGCGGCGGCCGACGCGGCGTTGCCGGAGGTGACGAGCGCGGGCCAGTTGCACCTAGGCGTCGACGTCGCGCGCCAGGGCAGCGACGAGAGCGTGGCGACGCTCTGGGCGAACGGCGTGCTCAAGGAGCAGATCTCCTGGCGGTTGCCGGACCTGATGGCTACGGCGGCGAAGATCGTCGAGCTGGCGAAAACGTGGGGCCACAAGGGCGAGTCGATTCCGGCGCGGAACATTCACATCGACGCCGTGGGCATGGGCGCTGGCGTGGTCGACCGCCTGAAGCAGCTTGGCTACTACGTCGACTCGGTCGACTTCGGTGCGTCGGCGAAGTACGACTGGCGAGAGTTGACGGGCCAGATGGTTTTCAGCGATCGCAAGAGCGAGCTCCACTGGGTCGCCAAGCGCCTTCTCGAGGAGCGCAAGATTGCGATCCCGCCGAGGTTCGCGGAGTTGTGGCGGCAGGCGCAGTGGGCTCGCTACGAATTCGAGGACAGCGCGAAGGGCACGCGCGTCGCCCTGCACCGCGAGGATTCAAAAGACGGCCTGCGCGAGCGTTACGGTCGGAGCCCCGACCAGTGGGACTCGGCGATCATTGGATTGTCGCGCGGCGCGAGCGTGAAGCCCGGCTTCATGGTGCAGCCGCGCGGCACGATGAGCGTGTTCAGGAGGGGCCGCTAGTGCCGCATCTGGTAGTCTCTCGCTCGGTTCAGCACACCGACCCCACCTCGTGTGCGACGCAGCCGAAGATCGGCAGCGCGGCACCCGCCGGCGGTTCACCTTTCGCCGCCGGCGGGCAGCCACCTCCAGAGGTGACCATGGCTCGGCGCATCGTCGAAGACAGCAAGCTGCTACCCGCGCTGGTGCTTTGCGAATCCGGCAAGGCCGACGAGTGCACGCCGAGTCAGCTCTTCGCGATGTGCATGCGCTCCTGGCTGATCCTCGGCGTGGAGGGCGACGGGCACGGCGGCGTGCTGATGTATACCGGGCTCACGCACGCGGGCCGTCGGGAGGTCGAGCTTTTCCGCAAGATGCGCGGACTACCTCCTCCAGCGCCAGACGAATCAGGACAGACGACTTGATGCGATGGCGGCTGGCGATCTGGAAGAGGGCAGCGTAGGTGCTCTTGTGTAGTCTGGCGGTGACGACGACGAGGGCGTCGCCTTCGCGTCTGCGAGGCTCGAGCATACGGCCGGAAGGTTTACGCGCCAACGTGGGAGGATGTTACCAGTGACGAAGAAGCGCCAACCGGCACCGTTCAAGCGTATGCCCGGCAGTCCGTTCGTTTTCGAGCGGGCGTCGGGCGACGGCGTGCAGAAGTCCATGGACTCTCTGCTTCGCCAGATCGGCCTGACGCGGGCCAGTCTTGGCGGCCGCGAAGAGGTGGAGCAGCCGCTCTACGACTCTTGGGTGGTCTTCGCGTGCATTCAGGTACTGACCGAGGCGGTTCGCCAGGTGCCGATCTGCATCTGGGAATCGAAGGACGAGGACGCGCAGGAGGTCGGGGAAGACCATCCGATCCGGAAGCTGTTCGAGATGCCGAACAGCGACATGGGCCTCGCCGACCTGCTGTCGGCCGGCATGAGCCATCGGAAGTTGTCCGGCGAGGACTGGTGGTTCCTGATGGACGCCGAGGGCAAGCCGATCACGCCGAGCTTCGACGCTCGGTCGCCGATCCCGCTGCCGACGCAGATCGTGCCGGTGTCCGGCGAGTACGTCGAGGACGAGCGCGACCCGTCGACGGGCCGAATCGTGCGCGTTCAATACGGCGCGTCGGCGGTGGCTGCTCCTCCGGTCTTCTCGGTCGGCTCGACGGTCCACTTCTACGACTACAATCCGAACGACCCGCAGCGCGGGCTGTCGCCGCTCGAGGCGGCGATGCGCGTGATTTCGGTCGGCTTCCAGACGGAGCGTTACCAGGAAGCCGTGATGCGCGGTGGCGGTCCGGGTGCCTTCCTCAAGTACGAGGACGGCATGTCGAACGAGGAGGAGTTCCGACTGCAAGAAGTCGTGAACGAGGCCACGCGCGACCCCGACGTGATCGGCGGCTTCAAGGTTTTGACGGGCAAGGTCGACGTGGTTCCGAACCCGGCGACGCCGAAGGACATGCTCCAGCGCGAGACCCTGAGCTGGGTCCGCGACACGGTGTGCAGCATCCTCCAAGTGCCGCCGCCGGTGATCGGCAACTACGACACGGCGACGTACAACAACGTCTCCGAGGCATATCGGCAGTTCTGGCAGAGCGTGAAGGGCTACCTCGAGTCGGTGGCCGGCAAGATCAACAGCCACTTCCTAGCTCGCCTCGACGATCCGCGCCTCGCTGGCTGCTATGTGAGCTTCGACTTCTCGGGCATCGTGTCGTTGCAGGACGACNNNNGACCTGGCCGGCATGGGCGTGGGCCTGTCCTTCAACGACGCCAGCAAGTTCCTCGGCCTTGAGATCGAGAGCGTGGACTCGGCCAACACGGCGTTTGTGCCGATGAGTTCCACGGTCTACGCGATCAACGACGCGAACACCGGCGAAGACACCAGCGAGCCGACGACCGTCAAGCCTGTGCTGCCGGAGGGCTCGAGCCCTGCCGCGCCGGCAGAAGCTCCGACGACCGAGGCCACGACGACCGCGCCCGTTGGCCTGAACGGCGCACAGGTCGAGTCGCTGCTGCTGATCATCCAGCAAGTCGCCACGGGCACGCTGTCGACTTCGAGCGGTGCGGCTCTGATCAATGCTGCCTTCCCGAGCATCAGCGTCGCGCAGGCTACGCAGATCTTGAACGGAGCGTCAGCACCAGCGGCCCCAGCCATCGAGCCGGAATCCTCGAAGTCGATGACCAAGGTGCTCAACTCGCGCGAAGAGCGCGTGGCCTTCGCGGAAGCGATCTACCAGAAGTCTCTCGACAAGCAGGAGCGCCGGCTGGCGGCCGACGTCCTGACGTGGCTGCGGCGCTACGAGCGTGCGCAGCGCGAGAAGATTCGGGAGTACGCTGACCCGTCGCCGACGAAGTCCGTCGTGAAGGCGTGGACCGAGCGCGACATCGAAACGCACCTCCTCCTCCAGCAGGAGGAGTGGGCCAAGCAGCTCGACGCCTTGATTTCGAACACGCTGACGGCGACTTGGCGCGCGGGGCTCGCGGACACGGCCGACCTGATCGGTGCCGTGCAGCTCGAGATCACCAATCCGCGCGTCGTGCGCCTGATCGCGGAGCAGCGCGCGCAGATCGTCGAGGGCGTGACCAGCCGTCTGGCAGACGAGATCCGCACGAAGCTGCTGCGGACGTTGTCGACGGCGACCAGCACGCCGGAGATCCAGTCGCAGTTGCTCGAGGTGCTGCCGGAGCTGGACGAGAATCTGGCTTCGGTGTTCGGCAACAAGGAGGCTCGTGCGCTTACGATCGCGCGCACGGAGACCGGGAAGGCGTACAACTCCGCGGCCTTCGAGGAGTACAACGAGGGCGGCGTGCGCGAGCTGGAGTGGGTCGCGTCGAACGATGCGACGACTCGGGCCTCGCACATGGAGCTCGACGGCCGGCGCGTGAAGCCTGGCGAAGAGTTCAAGCCGGGCCTGCGCTTCCCGAACGACCCGAACGGCGCGCCCGAGGAAGTCATCAACTGCCGGTGCGTTCTCGCGCCGATCACCTGACCATGGAAGTCCTAGTCCACAACAGCGAAGTCCAGAAGCTGGCGGCGCGCATCCTGAACGGCATCGCGACGCCGGCCGAGCTGGCGTCTGCGAAGTCTGAGGACGTCTTCGCGATCAAGCTGGACACGTCGGCGATCCACGTCCGTGGCGTGGCGGCTCCGGTGTCGAAGGCCCAGGACGGCGGTCGCACGCGGCGCTTCATCGCCAGCGACGAGACGGCCGACCGCATGGGCGACATCATCCGCGTCGCCGGCTGGAAGTTCGAGCAGTTCGAGAAGAATCCCGTCGCCCTGTGGGGCCACGACTCGGACGCCTTCCCGATCGGGCGCGTGCACGACTGGACGATGGAGCGCGAGGCCGGCCGTCCGGTTTTGCGCGAGTCGATCACCTACTTTTCCGAGGCCGCGAACCCTGCGTCGGAGGCTGTCCTGCGGATGATCGACGAGGGCGGCCTGCGCGCGGTGAGCGTGGGCTTCGTGCCGACGCGCGCGTACAAGCCGAAGAACGAGGCCGAGCGGAAGGAACTCGGCCTCGGCCCTTACGGCGTGCTGTACGAGGAGCAGCAGCAGCTCGAGCTGTCGAACTGCTCGATCCCGGCGAACCCGAACGCGCTGCTCTCGAAGTCGCACAAGCGCGACCCGATCGCGAAGGCGATGTCGGACATGGTGAAGCGCGGAGCGATTTCGCGCGAGATGGCCGACGACCTACTGATGCGCGTGGCCGGCATCCAGCCGACGCGGCGCACGTTCGCGGTGGGCGCGGTCGAGAAGCTGGAGCAGGACGAACTGGATGCCGTTTACAGCGCGTGGCGCGACGCGGTGAACATGTCGGCCAGCGAGTTGAAGGCGTGGGACGCGAACGAGTGCAGCCGCAAGGCGAGCGTGGACGCCGACGCCGTGATCAAGCGCAACCTCGAGCTGCTCGAGACGCCGAAGGACAAGTGGGACCGCCGTCTCGTGGACAACGCGAAGCGGACGATCTCGTTCGTGGCTCGAATGAAGAACATGGAGCAGGGCGAGCCAGTCAGCGAGGCGTGCCCGATCTCCAAGCGCGACATCTCGCTGAAGAACTGGGCCTTTGATCCGATGAAGAAGTCCACGAAGAGCGAGCCCGCGCCGGCCACGGCGGCCGACCCCTTGCAGGAGTGCGTGTCGTCGAAGATTCCCAAGTTGATCGACGAGCACCCGGAGTGGGAGATTGATCAGGCGGTCGCGGTGGCCTACAACATGTGCCGCGAGGGCACGGCGTCCGTCGAGTCGCCGGCCGAGGAGTCGAAGTCGGCGTGCGCGTGCGGCGCGAAGACCAAGGCCGCGCCCGGCGAGTTGAAGGTCGGCGACTTCGTGACGTGGGAATCCAGCGGCGGCCAGGCGTTCGGCGAGATCGTGGACGTGGAGACGGAGGGCAAGATCGAGGTGCCCAACTCGGACTTCAGCGTCGAGGGCACGTCGGAAGACCCGGCGGCGATGATCAAGATCTACCGCGCGAACGAGGACGGCGAGTACGAGGAGACGGACGTCTTCGTGGCGCACAAGTTCTCGACGCTGACGAAGGTGGAGATCGAAGTCGAGGTCGAGGAGGCCGAGGAAGAGGAGCCGGTTGAGATGTCGGCCGATGCCGTCAAGGCGCTGACTGCCGCGCTCGACGCGCAGATCGCGGCGCTCACGGCTCTGGACAAGGGCCTGCGTCGCCTCAATGATTCGATCGAGGCGCTGGAGAAGCGTTTCGACGAGGCCGCGATCGAGAAGATCGCCGGCGAACCCAAGAACAAGGCGGCCGCTCTGCGGTCGTCTGGACGCGAAGACGCTGCGGCGTTCTTCGCGCAGGTGGCCGAGCGCGTCGCTCGGTCCCTGTGACAACCTTTGACCGCAGAGGGAAAGACAGATGGAAATCAACAACCAGTCGGTCGAGGCGCTGTCGCAGGCGCTCATCGGCCAGCTCAAGAGCAACCTGGACCAGCGCGACGCCGCCTTGTGCGAGCGTCTCGCGAAGCAACTGGACGAGAAGCTGGACGCCCAGCGTCGCGAAGCCGACGCCAAGGCGGCCCGCTTCGCGGTGCCCGGCCTGTCGCAAGACAGCAAGGAAGTGAAGGAGTTCTCCTTCGCCAAGCTGATCGGCGGCCTGATGAAGGGCAACGTGGCGAAGTTCGCGCCGCTCGAGTACGAGATGTGCTCGGCTGCCGCCGGCACGATGGACTCGGCCGTGGTGACCAAGGACATGGTGACGACCGTCGACAGCCTCGGCGGCTTCATCGTTCCGAACCAAGTGATGTCGGCGCAGATCATCCCGCTGCTCCAAGCTGCGGTCACGGTCTACGAGGCCGGCACCATTCGCATGGGCGGCCTGAGTGGTTCGCCGGTTCAGATCCCCAAGATCACGGGCGCGACGACGGCCTACTGGCTGGGTGAAGTCGAGGCCGTGACCTCGGGCGACATGACCTTCGGCCAGATCGACCTCTACCCGCACGACGTCTTCGCGCTGTGCACGCTGTCGAACCGCCTGATCGAGCTGGGTGCGCCCGGTGCCGAGCAGCTCGTTCGCCAGCAACTGGCGCGGGACATCGGCCTGAAGATCGACTCGGCCGTGTATACGGGCACCGGTGCTGCTGGTCAGCCGACCGGCATCCTCAACACCAGCGGCGTAAACACGACCGCCTCGGTGGGTGCTCTGAACCTTGCCGCGGCCTACGCGAAGATGCTGACCATGGAGAACGAACTGCTGAAGGACAACGCCCAGACGGTGGGCGAGTTCGTGTGGGCGTTGAGCCCGACGAACTTCCAGAACCTGCGCCAGCAAGTTGACCTCGAGAACGCCGGCAGCACGGTGAACATCCAGCCGAAGAACCGTCCGTTCATCGACGCTGGCAAGATCGAGCGCATCATCGGTCACCGTTATGTCGTCACGACCCAGATGCCCGACACCAAGATCATCCTCGGCGCGTTCGCCGCTTCGATGGTTGCGGAGTGGGGCACCATGGTGCTCGCGGCCTCGCGTGAGGGCACGAACTTCACCAAGCGCCAGACGCAGATCCTCGCCGGCATGACCGTCGACGTGGGCGTGCGTTACCCCGAAGCCTTCTGCGTGGGCACGATCTGATCCCCTAACCAAACACACAAGGAGAACAATCCCATGCAGATGGACTTCAGGTCTCACGGCCGGGTTGTGCAGTCGATCAAGGCTGCCAGCTACGCCTCCGGCACTACTACCAACGGCTCTTCGGTCGACACGAATGGCTTCGCCGAAGCGGTCGTGGTTTTGAACGTCGGCACCGGCACGACCGGCACGCTGGACGTCAAGATCCAGGACAGCAGCGACAACGCCTCCTGGGCGGACCTCACTGGCGCGGCGTTCACTCAAGTGAGCGGCACGACTGGTGACGAGACGACCTATGTGGCTCGCATTCGCCTGAGCAGCTACACGGCCGGCACGCCCGACAAGGCCGAGCGTTACCTCCGCGCAGTTGGCGTGGTCGCTACGGCGGCCGTGCCGTACTCGGTGGACATCGTGCTGCAAGGCCCGCTCAACACGGGCGTCACCCTGAGCACGATGGCCTTCTCGATCGACTGATCGTCTGACGGACTGTGGAATCGGGGGCCGTCGTCGCCGCGAGCGGCGGCGGCCCTTGTGCTACAACTCGCGGCATGCATCACCCCATGAGCCTGCACATCGTTGGAAAAGGGCATGCGCTGCACGACCCGAAGGCGAAGGGCGTGAACAAGGCGTGGCTCCTCGAGGGCCAGACGCTGGACCTTGGCGACCCTTGGGTGGTCGAAGAGATCCGAGGGCAGGAGTACAAGCTCGAGCCGGCACCGGCTGGCGCGAGCGAGACGCCGAAAGAGGCGTGGCCGGGCGCGCTGCTGAACAGGTGGCGTGCGTCGAGGCCGAACATCGAACACGCGGCCGAAGTGCTCGAGGCGATCACGCCGGAGCCGCCGGCCGAGGAAGCGGCTAGCGTGGAGACCAAGCGGCGAGGCCGCAGGAAGAAGTCGGAAGATGAACTTTGACGGGAAGACAACCATGCGAGGGCAGTCGCTGCTGGCCTCGACGACGATTAGCAGTGGCACTCCGGTGCAGTCTGCTTCAATCACCCCGAATGGGTACCGCTACACCCTGCTGCTGCTCAACGAGTACCACGCCTCGGCGGCGACCTTGACTGCCACGCTGGAGGACAGCGCGGACAACTCAAACTGGGCTGAGATCGGCACGGCCGTGACGGACTTTCCTGGCACCGGCACAATCTACGGTCGCGGATTTCTTGTCCGGCATGAAGCTGCCCGCCAGTACGTTCGCCTGAAGGTCACAAGGCTCACGGGCACCATCGTTGTCGGCGTGACGGCCCTTCAATACAACAAGATCAACTCGAGCGATCCTGTTTCGCAGATCGGACTGTCGGCTCTATGAGAAACGACTACCAGAACGAGATGCGCATCGTCGGCATTCGCCGGAATAGCGTGACGACATCGACGCCTTTCGCGATGACCGGAGTGCAGACCATCGGCTATCGCCATCTGATCTTCCAGATGCAGTCCGACTTCTCGGTTGCCGGCAAGTCATTCGTCGTTGACGTCCAAGACAGCCAGGACAATTCCAACTGGGCCAACAGCGGTTTCTCGACAACCTTCAGCGGATCGGAGCAGCTCACCTCTTGCACGGTGCTTGTCGATTGCAACAAGCACCGCGAGTACGTCCGGCTCAATGTCTCGTCAATTTCGGGAGGCAGCATCACGGTGTCGTGCGTTGCCGTGCTGTTCAACGAGTTGATCACTCCAGACGCCAACGCCAACGTCTCAACTTTCGTCCTCTGAGCCATGGCGATCGACTACACCACTCGCGCGCGCGTCAAGACGCTGCTGGGCATCGCTAACGCCGACGTGTCGCAGGACTCGCTGATTGATCAACTGATCACTGCGACGAGCCTGCGGTTCGACACGGAGATGCGTCGCCACGGCCAGCAGACTGCGCGCACGGAGGTGTATCCGATCAAGCTCTCGCGCCGGATCATCACGCTGCAAGGCGCGCCCGTGAATGCGGCCGCGGCCATGACGGTCAAGTTCAACGACACGACGGACTTCACGACGGCGACCACGATGGTCGAGAACGACGACTACGTCGTCGAGGACGCGGCCGGCGTGATTCGGTTGGTGTCGCAGGGCACGCCGTTCACGTCGGGCACGATCGGCCGGCCCATCATGCCGTACTACGTCCAGGTGACGTACACGGGCGGCTTCGCCACGAGCACGGCGAACCTGATCTCGAGCTATCCAGACCTCGCGCAGGCGTGCGACTTGCAGGTCGCCTACCTGCATCGCCGGCGCACCAGTCCGGGCGGCGACGTAAAGGTCGGCGACAGCTACACGGCGTACACGAAGGACTACGGCATCCTCGACGAAGTTCGTTCGACCCTCAACAAGTACAAGCGACTGACGCTGTGACGGAGGCGCGCGTCAACATCGACAAGCTGGTCGGCGTGCTGAAGAAGCTGCCGTCGGCGATCGATGTGGAGATGCGCAAGGCGTTCCAGCAGCACGGCCTGAACTTCCGGGCGTCGATGATCAAGGATCGCTTCGGCGGCTTCCAGAGCAGCGCGCCGCGCCCCGAGGGCGGCAAGATGCAGAATCGCACTGGCACCTTGCGACGTTCGTTCGGCAGCGAGGTGGTCGGCGGTCTGGGCAAGGGCACGCCGCTGACGCTGGCGGTCTTTTCCTCGGGCGTGAAGTACGCGCGGATCCAGGAGTACGGCGGCGAGGTGGTGCCGAAGTCTTCCAAGTACCTGACCGTGCCGTTGCCGGACGCGATGACGAGGTCCGGCGTGGTTCGCGCGAGCGCGCGGCAACTCTTCCAGCAGTACCCCGACCAGATGTCGGTGGTGCGGAGCCCGAAGTCTGGGCAGCTTTTCATCGTGTCTGACGGCAAGCCCGGTGCGAAGAATCCTCGGGGCAAGAACGCCGAGACCCAGTGGCTCTTCGTGCTGAAGAAGTCGGTCGAGCTGAAGCCTCGGCTTGGGTTCCGAGCGCAGTGGGCGTCGCCGAAGATGCAGCAAGACCGCGCGGTGCTGTTCAACGCGGCCATCGATCGCGCGGCCGCAAAGGCTGGGGCCGGCTGATGGCGACCGTCTACACATGGACGATGTGCCCGGCTCGCCTCGTCGAGACCAGCCAGCGGCGCGCTGTGCAGTCCCCGATCGAGTCCGGCCAGAGCCGTGCCCGCCAGATCAACGAGCGCGCGCTGCGGCGCTGGGAGCTTGTCTACGACAGCTTGGACGGCATCCTCGACGAGGTGGAGCGGGCGTGGGCGACGACCTACGGGCCCGTGCTGGCGATCAGCTACACGCCTCCTGGCGGTTCTGCGGTCGAGGTACGATTCGCGCGAGACACGCTGACGCGCGCGCGCACGGGCGTGGCTTCGGGACAGGTTACAGTGGTGCTCGAGGAGATTCGCTGACATGCCCT